GTCATGATGCCTTGAGCCTCTTGATACATCTCCTGCTTCAACGCTTGCACAGCTTTCTCCTTGTGCTTACGCAACAACGCTTGGACCTTACCAAGTCCGGAGATGCTTGCCTCGATCCTGATACCGTTCGCCATGTTCATCATCCGAAGTAGAGTTTCGTGAACCGGTCACCCTTGTCGTCCGCGTGCGTCTCAACGGAGAGGATCTGCGGCGTTGTTCCGTCCGGCAAAGTGATTCGGTCTCCGTGGTCGACGCTCACGACGGCTGCGAACCAGACGACTCCGGTGGACATCGTCAGTTCACCGTTCGCCGCGCGGATTTGCCGCTGCTTATAGGATACTCGCGCCTGCCTACTCACTGCTGTGCCGTAAGTGATCTTCCAATAAGCATCGCGCGAGGACACGGGCTCGTGTGTCACCGTGTGCGGCATCATGTGCTTGAAGTCGTTGATGTTCATGGTCAGATACTTGGGGCCGTCGTCAAGTCACGCACGAACCACTCGAACACGTCGCTTGCATAGCGGTACGTTCCATTACCTACCCACATCTGCCCGCGGTAAAACCCCGCAGTCGTGAAGTCCGCTGCCGCCCACGTGTAGCGCGTGATCCCTGAAGCAGCAGTGACAATCTCAGATGTACCACTAGCCAACCCGCTAACCGTCTGGTCGATTGATTCAATGACAAACTGAGCAGTGTATCCAGTAAGACTGATTGCGCTACCGTCTGCATCTTGAAGTGTGATTTGCAACGGCTCTGGCTTTTCACCTAGCGTGAATGGGCCAATTCTTGTAACAGGGACATATTCTTTGGTCATGTTGAAGTTCTCTTCGAAGAAAGTGTCGTATCGGAACGCGAACTGGTCAGTGAGGCATCCGGGCGCGCACTGGACAGTGCAGCGTCAGACCGGGGATTCGCCGATCGAATCAGCAACAATTGCTCAACACCAATGACCAGCCCGCCGATTGAAAGAGTACCAACCCCGATGTCAACTGTTGGGTACCCCGTGATCAAGGAAACTGCATACCCAGAGAAACTCAATGCGCCTTGCGAAATAGCAATTTCAGATGTCGATGTGGCAAGCGACGGGGCTAAACCAAATAAGGTCAGCGCCCCGAACAAGATTGGTTGGGCGGTCTGCAACGTCGGTGCCAACCCTGCGAGCAGAACATCTGAAGAACCTATGGGAACCTGCTCGTTCAAACTTGTAGTAGAACCAGACAGCGTTAACTGCCCAAGACCGACCTCAATCGCGGTGACGACAAGGGTTGGCGCAAAATTGGTCAACAGTAAAGTGTTCGACCCGATGGGGATCGTCTGCGCGCCCGTTGAAACACTGAGCGCATACCCTGTTAATGTCAACGCCCCCTGCGCGCCGAAATCAAATTGGTTATCAAGTGTCGACGAATAGCCAGTTAAACTTAGCGCGCCAGATCCTATACTTAAGATCACTGACTCAGCAAGGGACAGCGAAAATCCTGTCAACGATAAATTTCCAACTTGCAAAGCAAGCTGCAAGTTCGTTGTTACTTCATACCCTGCGAAGACTACGCTTCCTGCTGCGAGAGGAACATTGAGTTCAAATGATACCGCGTACCCACTCAGGTTTAGTACACCAGCCTCTAATTGCCACCCAGAATTTAAGGCGGGGATTTGACCCGTTAGGGTTATTGCCCCAGCTGCGACGGGGTATGCTGCATTGAGAACCGGGGTGTAGCCAGTTAGCGTCAGTGTTCCAACACCGATGGCGATCGTTGTACCCCCAGCGACGATAACATCAGCACCAATACTGGTCGTCGTGCCGCTACGGGTGTCACCGTCGATATCGTCGGTCGGAACGTTGCTGTTGCTGCTCGGGCCAACGCCGGCATCATCAAGCAGTGAATAGGCCGTACCGCTACTGTTGAGATGAAAGTCACCGCCGGCAGCGTCGATGAATGTGTTGGCGTCCGTGTAAGACGACAAATCAATGTCGCCGGTTCCGGGCGCATCTGCGGCGCTATCGGCTTGGGCGTTGTTGCCGGAATTCGCACCATCGAATCCGGTATCGTTCCAATCGTCGGTGTTTGCCTTGCACAGATTGTTCCATGCCTGGATAACGTTCGCGGCTCCGCGACCACGAATGCCAACCGCGCAACCGTAAACGGTATTGTTGACGAGATAAGTATCGTCGGTGCTGGCGGAATTCTGGCGAACGTAGATGCCGGTGTTCCAGCCGTAGGAAATGACGTTCTTCACCTTCATGCGAAGGTTACTGATATCCGCGAACGCGATGCCTTGGTGACTGCCGACCGTGGTCGTGCCGCTTCCGCGTGCGATGATGTTCAGGGCTTCGATGTCCGCGCCCAGCGTCAAGCCCGCTCCGATTCCGCTTCCTGATGTGTTCGTGTTATAAACGATCAGGTCACGGATGATCGTCTTTTCTTCAATCGGGACAATACAGCCACCGGTCGTGGACAGCTCTACACGGTACTTGCTGGTTGAATAAATGCCAGCGTGCTTGCCGTTGGTGGTCGTGTTTCCCTTTACGGTGATCCTGAAACTGCCTACTGTCCAACCGTCAATCGTGCAAGCCGTGGAATCAGCCGTTGAACCTTCGCACAACACCTCATGATCTTCGGATAAAATCGCCTGCTCAGCGGCCTCCCATTCAGATAGCGAGGCATAGGCGCGATTCGCACCGCTGGTGGCATTGGTCGTACCATCGCCTCCGGCCGTGCTTGCGGTGTTGACGTAGCGCGTCGTCATGCGAGGTCAGCGTCGCTAAGCGCCGCATTCGCGCGCAGGTTATTCACGTAATTCTTGACCTGCGTCCACGTCACTGTGATCTGACGGTCGGCTTGCAATCGGTTTCTGACGTTCGTCGGAATGTCGGCCAGCACAGCACTAAATCGGCGGCGGCGGTAATACCCGATTACGGAGACCTCGCCATCGAAGGTCCCCACTTCAACGTCCCATGTCAGCAATCGTTCTTTCACGATTGCCATCGGGCGGTCTGGAACTCCGCGCACATGCACGAACACAAATTTTGGACTGCTGATGACATCTCGCATGAGGTGTGCGGTCCCATTGTAAGGGGCCACCACGTCAGCGTCCCAAATCTCAACAAGGTCACCCTGCGTGTAGCGCCGGGCGACCTTGGCCGGGTCAGAGATATTGTGCGTTGCCGGCGCGATGAGGATTTGAAGGGTGAGGTTCATTTCAGTATTGAGGCAACGCGGCCTCAGTCCTCGCCATGGCGAAGTTGTCCATGTACATCCACAGATCGTGGTTCAGGCTTGGATCGTTGGTGTTCATGCCGATGGTCGTCGGCATGCGGAACACGCGGTTGCCGCCGGGCACGCACTTCCAGACGAACCCCGGAGGACTGACGCCGCCGATGTATTCGGCGGTTTTTCTCCACTGGCCGTACATGGGGCGCAGCCACTGTTCGTAAACGCCATCGGGGCCGGTGGTGTCGAAGTGGAGCTTTACCTGCACCCACTGGTTCATGCCGATTCGCGTCGCCACGTCTTGCGGGCCGAACTTCCAGCGTTCGTCCTCGTGGCCGGGGTAGACGATGGGGTTGCCGGTCAGCGCCGATGAATCGTTCCACAGAAAAGCGCCTTGGTCTGGAGGAAGGCTGGTGTAGTTGGGCGGCTTGCTTTCATGGTCGAGTATCATCAACCATTTGGTTTGCTGGCACGGGTAAGTCCCAGCGCAGGAGTAAAGCAGCTTGCCTTCGTTGATGCCACTCAGCTGCGTTCCGTAGTGGTTGATGTACAACCAAAACTGAAACCAGACATTCGCCGGAATGGCGTTGTCGTAAGCCGGGTCCGCGCCAACTCCGTATTGCAAATAGAAGTCGGTCTGGAACCCAAGCGATCTTGGTAGTGCCTCGATAGCGAGCACACGGCTCCCGCCGCCGGGAAACTCTCCGACGTATCCGGGAATCTGGTCTACCGTGTACAGATAACCGCGTGCCCCGGGCTCTCCGGATTGCAGTGTCTTGCACCCGTCCCAGCCATTTTGCATAAAAATCTGACTGGCGTTTGGGTCGTCTCGGCCGACCACGTACTCAAAACCATCGAACAGGATCAGATCAGATGAAGGAACCGGTGTCGGAGCTGGTTCCGGCGCGGGGGCTGGGTCGGCAACAACCAGCTCTTCCAAATCCACGCTCACAGGGTCAAAGCGGATTTCCACCGTCGAAGCCGGGTTGAGCAGCTTCACCTCATTCCCGTGTTCGAGCGCGTCTTTGTACTGAGTGTGCGCCCCCGGAAGGGCAACACCGTCCTGATAGACAGTGCCGACACCACCCGTGTAGATCGGTTTATTGATGATAGCCATTAATGATTCTCCTTAGCTTGCGCCGCTCAGAGTCAGGATCCCGCTGGCATTGATCTGGAATGTCAACGTGTTCCCCGTCGTCACCGAGACGTCCGCCGGCGTGTTGTCCAGCAATGACATGCAGATCAACGGACTTGTCACCGTTCCCGTGGGGGCCGAGATCGTCTTCACAACGTAGATGACGGCGTATCGGAACGTCAACGTTCCGCCGCTCGCCGTCAACGTCGGATCGTTGCAATCGAAGGTCACCGTTCCTGAGGACTCCGTCCACGTCACACCTGTGAGGACGATACCTCCCGTGGTGTATCCGTTGCCGTTCGCCAGCTCGTTCGTGAGATCACCGTACTCGTCGTTCGTCAGCGTCGCCGCGTTCGACGTGCTGAGGAACAGCGCCATCTTGAGGTTGTCACCGTCGAGGTCGATGTAACCCTCGCCAATGAACTCTTTGAACTTATTGTAACTTTTCCATGCATCTGCGGCCATGTCTTAACCCTCCGAGACCGCAGCCGATTGGCTGAGCCCTTTGATAAACTGATCAGCCTCTTCAGCACCAACCTGCGCGATCAACATCGCCGTGTAGTAATTCATGCTTGACTCGTATTCGGAAACCCGATCTTTGGTCAGATCACTTTTCTGCATCGCCTGATACAACCGGGTCAGGCGTTCCTTGACTCGTTCGACGCTTGCCATCTGTCACTCCTCGTCATCGTCAGTTGAGAGCCCCGGGTTGTCGTGAACCCCGACCCTAATCGCCGGTTGGATTCGGTCTGAATCCGCCGACACCGTATCTTTGTCTGCCTTGGAAATTCCCCCGGCGTACGGAATACCCCGTCTGGAGGAGCCCTCGGTTTCTAGCTTCTTCGCCAGCTCCGTGAAGTGCTTATACCGCTGTGAGTAACTGATGCTTAAGTCACCGAGCGACTGATCCGGGTGGCGAGCGAACTTGCTGGCTAACCCCCGGGCCATACGCGCCGCCGCGTTGTAAGCGTTCCCCTCCTGCGCCAGCGCGTACGCGATCTCCTCATCCGTTACCAACTGGTCAGTGTTGTCCGTATCACCAACTAAGAACCTCACCGCATCGCGATTCGTCGATGACGGGTCCCCGCTGTATGTCCAGGTCATGTCATTACCCTCAGTACAGCGCCACGATCGACGTTGCCGTGGTCCCAGTTGATAAAACCTTCGTGATGGAGATCGGGAGCGTCGTACCCGCCGGAACCGCAGCGAACGTCGCATTGGTCCCATCGTGCATTGTTACCGCCAACGCCCCCGCGCCGCCGACGTAGACGGCCCGAGTCGCGGCGATCACCGTCGCATCACTGGGTGTTACTGCCGTTGCTTTCTTATGCGGAACGATGATCATCGTACCTCCTCATCAGGTCTGGTTGACCCACGTCGGGCTGGCTTTCGTACCCTGATTAGTGTAGATCTCACCCGTGTCTACAGCCACGCACATTGAGCCCGGGCCTGCCCAGTCGGCACCCGTTCCCGAAGTGCCATTGGTTGGGGCAGTGCTATTTGTGAACAGCCACACGCCGTCTCCAAACATCACGCCTGACTTTGATCCCACCGCGCCCTTCGTCAGGCTGACGGGTTTTCTCTTCGTTGCCATTGATTATTTCCTCTGCTTGCGACCCGCCTTCGGCTTCGTCGGCTTCTGCGCCGGCGGTTCCGAAGCGGCCTGATTGTAATACGTCACGTATCCTGCATTCCCCAGCGACTTGAGATGACGCGGTGAGAGACCCTCGAGCATTGCTGCTGTCACCGGATCCCCCACCTTCACGTCCTCTCCCTTCAGCTTGAATGCGCGCCTCGCGACTCCGCCGTACACGCCCAGCTCCGCGTTAGCCATGGGATCAGCCAACCGCCGCGCTGAAGAAATAGCCCAAGTCCGAGGCCACAACCTTGTGGTCATACGTGAACTCGCCCTCGACCCGATCCGACTTCAGATGCTGCATCCGGAACGACGAGACGGCCATACCCGAGCTATTCAGGCCGCCGTTGGCGTTGCGCCACACGAAGGTGTAACCCGAAGACACCTGAAGCAGACCCGGACTCGGCGCTACATAGCACAGCAGCGCGTGGTTGCCCAAGATCATGGCATCCACGTCCGTCGCACCCTCCGCTGCCGTGTTGTACGACGCCATCGCCACAATGTAGCGATCGATCTCGAGAAACGCTGCGATCATGTCCGCAGTGATCGACTCCGCCGTGGTGTGCTTGTAGCGCTCCACGATCAACGGGTGCTTCTTCAGCGCCTGATGAACCGAGTAACCAACCACCAGCGTGTTGGGGATTTTGCCGAGTTTCAGCAGCGCCGCCTTGCCGGTGTCGATATCAGTCTCTGGATCAGAAGACGCGTCGTCCCACTTGGTAAAGTTAGTGGTACCCACCACGTCCGTTGCCCAGACGCCGGTCGTGAAGTAGTCCGATGCCCACTGGACTTCCTTCTGGATCAGCAGCTGCTCGGTCACGAACCGGGTGGCGTCAGCGTCAACGTTCACCGCCGGGTCGGCGTTGTTGCGAATGTCGTCCGGAACGTCCTTGTGCAGAGCGTAAGTCTCGCACGAGTAGTTGTCCGTGGACATGCGGAACCCGCCACCAGCAGACTCCGTACCCGCGGCTCGCGGCTTGGCATTGTTGCGGCGGAAGTCGCCCTTGGTGTAGGTGAAATACTTGTCCGACTTGTGATCGACAGGGACCGTCGGGAACACCCGCCCTGCGACGAAGTTCGTCGCATCCTGCAGGTACGCCGTCGAGATATTGGTCAGGGCTGCGTCGATGTGCACCTGGCCATGAGTGGGAAGTGGCATAGCTTGTATCTCCTTTCAGTTAATCAGTTAACGATCAGCCAGCGCCGAAGGTGCTGCCGATCAAGCCGGTGAACAAACCGACGGTGACGGTGGCATACTCGCCGGCCGCTGCACCTTCGATCACCTGACCGAGGGCCCAGTTACCCAGCGACGCGCCCGTGTTGTTGTCTTCCTTCGGTTCCGCCTGACCGCTGGCGTCGAAACCCCACAGCTGCCCAGCGCTCAGCGCCGTGCCGACGTAGACCTTCGAGATGCCCATCATCATCACCTCGGCCGCCTCACCCGAGGCCGGAGCATTCTGAAGAATGCCGATCGCTGGCTCGCCGTCCGCCGTCACGATGTTCACCTGATTGTCCGCGGTCACCTTGACGCCGTAATACTGCTTGGTCGCCAAGCTGGCCGCGGCCTTCAGGCCACCGGGCGCAAAGCCCGTGATTTCCCATGCCATAATCTGTTACCTCCGTTGGTTGATCGATCAGTGCTGCCGAAGAGCGCGCTGCTCTTCGCCGTGCTTCTTCATCAGGTCCGGATGCTGCTTCGAAACTTTCTCGAACGCCTTCTCGAACGTGACGCCACTCTTCTCCTGCTCCTGCTTGGCCAGACCGGAGAGCTTGTCATACGCGGTCTCTTCGCCGCCGTTACCACGATTGCCGGTCATCTTGGTCAACTCTTTGCACGCCGCGTCGCCGGCTTTGAGTACGCGGTCCAGCTCCTTGAAATGCTCCGGCGACATGATGCCAGCAGCGGACTTCAAGATCGGGCCCAACTCCTCAGCCTTGATCGGCAGATTCGGGTACGACGCCGCCTTAGATACCCACTCGCGCAGATCTTCTTTCTCGCGCATCTTGGCGATGTCGTCAGCCTGCTTCTTGATAATTGCCGCCTGTTCATCCAGCGCCTTCTGCACCGACTCAGGCACCGCGGCCTTGTCGATCTTGGCGACGCACTTGCCGTCCTTCATCATGCCTGACGAACCGTCCTCCATCTTGCACTCCGCGCCGTCTTCACCTTTGGCCAACAGGTCATCAACATCACTCTGCAGCTGCGCGTTGGATTTCTTCAGCTCTTCGTTCTGAGCCGAGAGCTGCTTGTTCAGCTCCACCAGCTCGTCTATCTGCTTCTTCACCTCTTCGTAGTTCTCGGCCATGTGGCCTCCTGTCTAAATTACTCAGAATGAGTCTGAGTGCTCTTTGCTTCAGCTTCCGAATACGGAGCTCTTTGATTCACTTTCCAAGACTTCTTGCAAGTTGTTCTGCTGCCTCGCTCCAGCGTTCTGCGCGTTCTAATGCCAGCTCCCCAGCCATTTCTCGCCCGGCATTAAAATGTTCCGCCGCACGATCGTAGAATTCAGCTGCTCGTTCGTACCCCTCTTTGACTTTGAAATAAGCACGACCCTGCTGAGTGTTTCCACGGTACCGATTGTAGAGTTGCTCAAATTTCTCAGCCTCTTTCTTCATCAAGTCGCCTTCATCACTTGCATCTTTCGCATCCGATACAAAACGACTCGAGGAGTCAACCCCGCCACCTCCACCACGATTCCCATGCGTCTTTTGATCATGCTCAGCGTTCTTAGCCAGAGTCAACCGACTCTTCGCGATCGCGTTCTGCAACTTGACCTTGCTGACATCAATGATCTCGCGGCCCTGTTCGTCACGTTTGTACAGCGTGATCAGCGCGCCAGGATTCGCGCCCTTGTCGACCAGTGAGACTTCGCTCAGGTCGAGGTCTGTGAGTAGTGTTTTCATTCAGTCATCTCCTTCTCTTCGACTGGTTGCGATGCACCACAAAAATGACACATCCAAAACTGCTTAACAGACTCCGACATTTCAAAGCCACGCCCGTTGTATAACACCTTATGAGATACCTCATACCCATGATAAGGGCACCCTTCTTTTGCGGAAGTTCCTATTTGAGTAGTCATTCCGTCATCTCCTTCCGCGTACCACGTCCGCCAATGCTGAACCCCGCATACTGTCCACTCTTCACTTTCGCGAAGATCTCCGGAGCTACCTTGAACCCGACCCACCAACCAGTCGCGCCCGCGGGCAATCCCATGGCCTCGCGTTTTGCCTTCGTCAGCACGACCGATTCAACCAGCTCACCGACGCCTTCGACCCGACGATGCATCTCGCCGGCCTTGCGCACTTCGAGGACGAACTTGTACGCCGCCTTCTCCAGTTCGTCGGGATAGATCACATCACCCTGCGAGTCGACGGCCGGCGACCCATCAGCATTCTCGATTACCGAGGCCCAACCGAACACCATGTTCTGATCGGCGTCGGCCTTGACGATCTGAGCAGTGAACCGTTTGTCGATGTCGGTCATCATCTTTTCCTCAAGTCGTAGATTTCAACCTTCAGTGGCTTGACAATCTCCGCCTCCACTTTCTTCGGACATTCCGGACAAACGGGGCAATCGCGCGTAGCGACGGCCATCTTTCCCCCGCCATACCCGGCAGCCGCACCGGTCAGCGTTGTGAATACAGCTAACCCCGCAGCGATCAATCTGCGTTTGGTCTCGTAGTTCATTGATAGACCCTCACGCCGATCGGACGATCTGACAAGTTATCCGGTGTTACGCGGCCATTATCGGCCGCTCGCGCCTCCTTCCGCAGGAAGTCAGTACACCATTGGATTGGCCACCGCCACCGCTTATTCTCCAACCCTTGATAACCGGCGTAGAGCCCACAGCCGACGACCGCCGTGATGCCGACGCTCTTCGCATAATCCTCGAAAGTCAGCCGATCCTTCTTGAGGAAGTAGCTGTTGTTCACCGTCGTCTCTGAATCGTCATCGCAGTGGCGCAGCGGACAAGCACCCGAGGCCTGAGCAGGTATCACGATCAACGACAACACCAACGCAGTAACCACCAACATCCAACGTAACATGTTCGCTCTCCTCATCCGATAGTTGACAAGACAACGCTGCAACGACAATTTGGATGGGCGGGTTCCTGATTCACCCAGCCCTCCGCTGATCGGAACGGCTCGTTCAGCCTCACACCGTCCGGATTCATCTCAGGAATCGCCTCGCAGACAGGGCACAGTCTGTCATCCGGCGTGATGAGCCACTGACGCCGCGTCGCAATCGGGTCTAGTAAACCCTGCTCGACGGCCTGCGCCCACAGTGCCTCGCGCCCCATCCCCGCCGCGCGAATCGTCTCCGTTCTCGCAACCGTCCGAGCGCGAGCATTCAACAACCGACCGTAATACTGCATCGCTAGCTGCTCCGCTCGCGCGTCGCTCATGCCCGTCTCCAGCAGCGTGTCCCAGTAGTTGGATACTGCACCCATTTGTCGCTCTGTGAGCCCGATCAGCATCCGAATCTCACGCGCCTGCTGGTACGGATGGCCACCTTCCTCAAAGGCGTCAAGCACGATCTGACGAATCGCGTCTCGCGTCTCGTCCTCGATCTCGCGGATTAACCCAAATTCGTATTGACGAATGAACGATGCTGACGCCGGGTTGAGCACATCGAACGCCACGTCTCGACCGACGATGCCGATCAACTGTACACCGCCCATCCCAGCCGACTCAACAACCTCTTCGCGCAGCAACGCCGTCACGCCGCGCATCCCCGCGCGGTACTCATCCCACCCCAGCAGATCCACCACACGCTCCGCGTCTCCGAGCTCCACCGCTTCCTGCAGTTGTCGGATCGTCACCGAGCCACGCAGCCGCTCGACCGCATCGAGAAATGCGCGCCGAACACGCGGCTCGAAGCGGTCCGCCAGCGCGTGCAGCGCTCGGTACGCGCCGGTCGGAGTGACCTTGGAGATGGCAGTGGTGTACACGGCGCTCACTTCCTCTTCTTGGTCTTTGCTCTGAACTTGGCGATCAAGCTGTCCAAGTATCCACCCTTGTACAGGTACCAGCCCGCCGCGGCGAGCATCCCAACCACCAGCACTCCGATCAACGTACTCATCGACAACCTCCTCGCCGCATCGCGGCTATGGCATTTAACAACGGCATCCCGGGTTCCATGTGCATTCCGTCCTTGTCACGAAAAAAGATGTACGACTTTGGATCAGTCAACAATTGAGCTAGGTGCGACGCGAACTGTGGCGCTGAGCGCAATCGCTCCATGTTGCGTTCGATGAAGTCACTGATCTCATCCAGCTCTCTTGTGCAAACGGACAACTCAGTCTTCGTCGCCACCCTCTTCCTCCTTCTTCGGAATAGGCTTACGCTTTTTTCGACCCGACGGCTCGTCGGAACTCGGCAGATTCGCCGCTTTCTTCAGATAACCTTCCAACTCCGGATCGGGAAACAGCGGCACGCCGGCACCGGTGAGCTTCGTTACGTAATCCCCCAACTCCACGAGATCCGGACCCTCGATGTCTTCGTGGGCTAGTCGAACGCGCCCGGGCATACCGTTCAAGCTCAGCAGCTTATTCGCTTCATCAGTCAGCACATCCGCGATCGACATCAACCAAGCACCCAGCGCCACGGCGAAGAGATCCGTCTTGTCAGATGACAGCGCAAAGCTACCGACCTTCTCATGACCGAGAAGGATAAAATCCGCCAGCACCGTCATCGCAATGCGTTGATCGTAGCGATTCACGATCTTGTCAGTGTCAAACTGCCGCGAGCCCCCGGTGCTCAACAGCTTGAGCTCGTAGAGCGGCTTCCCACTTTCGTCAACGTCACTCGGCATGATGACGCCTTCCTGCTCGTCACGCCGGATACCAGTCACGATCTTCTTCAGCTCCGCAAAGATCGCTTGATCATCTGAACTGGCCGTCGACGACATGATGCGCGAAGGAGCGAGAATGACGGGTAAGCCAGCGAGGTCGCGCTCAACGCCGATACCCTCAACCTCCTCAATACGCTTCTTGAAGTACCACGGCCGGTAGGCATTGCGCAGAACGCTCCGGCCCTCAGGGTTATTCTTATGCGACGTGGTGCGGAACAGCAGGCACTTGCTCATCGGGATCTCGACCACCTGATAACGAGGCGCCGACTGCTGCACCATACCGAGCAGCTCTCCGCGGTCCGCGATGTTCCAGTTCAGCAGTGTCTCCTGCGCACGAAGCTCGATGGATCCCCATCCCAGCTTTCCGTCGTCGTACTTACTGCTAGCGTACGGATCATCCTTCACGCCGTTACGCCGCTTGTAGACCACCTCAAACAGTGCCCAACCGAACGTCAGCATGGTGAGGATCTCAGAGATCAGATCCGACCAGCGGACCCGCATGTCCTTCATGCACTCGTCAACGTAGACCGCCGCGGCCTCGTCGTCGGGAGATTTCGATTCGCCTTCGACACGCCATTCAACACCACGCAGCAACATGTCGATCGCAAACAAGACCGCGCCGATCACCGGGTCGTTGTCGCGCATCTCCTTGAAGATCTTGACACCCTTCGAACCCTTGAGCGCCGTCAGGAATTCTTCGCTGACATAGCCTGAATAGTGGACAAGGCCGCTGGAGCCAACAACACTCGTGACGGCGGAAGAAGGTTTCTTAGGTTTCTTAGTGACCATTATTTCTTCCTTCCTCTTCCACGACGTGGGGGCGTAAGTTCAATAAGATTTGCAGGACGACGATCTCTTAATTGGCGAAGATTATTCAATTCTTCATTTGTTGGTAAATGTTGAAGCCACGTCGACAATCCTTTTGTCTCTACTCGATAACGCTCTATCACTACAGGCTTTCGGTCATGACCCCACCCAGATTGATTTGAGTGTCGAGTAATTTTAAATTCATCTATCTGTGTACTTTCTCCAACCCCCAATTGACCACGAAATTCTCGTGACGAACCACCCCGATTCCCATGATCGCTCTCATCATGTGATCCGTCACCGTGCTTGTTCAGTATCAACCAACTCTTCGCAATCTGTATCTGAGCCGCGATGTTCATGCCTGTCCCCTGAAGTTGCTCTGACCCGTCGAACTCCACGGCGAGACGTTCGCCCTCTTCTCGTAGCGACGCATGTAACGCAGCGCCTGAGTGCACGCGTCCACCTGATCCCAGTACTCGCCGTTCGGCACTGCGCACCACTCATCGATGAAATCCTGTACCCAAGCCTCGAGCACCGGAGTACCGTCGTCGCTAATCGCGATCGCTGGGAGGAAGACGTCACCGGCTTCGATGAGCGGAGATTCCGAGTGCGCACGGGCTTCCTTTCCACCGTCTGGCTCGACGGGAACGATGCCGCCGACCTCCTTCTTCAGCGACGCGATAATCGCGGGACCGTTGGCCTTGTCCTCGATCAATACCGCTTCAGTATCAGATGTTTTCAGCCCCTTGGTTGCCTTGGCGGACATGACAAAGTCCATCTTCTCACGAACCTGCTTGATCAGGTAACGCCGCGATCCGACCGCGCCCCACTTCTGACCAACGACGAACGCACTGTTCTTCGTGTCCTTGAACGCCATGTCCCAGGAATCAATCACATGATCAAAGCGCGCCGGTTTCTCAACGTAATACTTCCACCAAGAACGCAGCACGACGCCGCCGTCCGCCGGAGCCGGGCGCTGCTGCAGCTGCCCGGAGTACCCGTAGGTGCCCAGCGAAACCTTGAGCTTGGCGATCTCTGCCTTCGGGTACATCTCCGGCCAAAGCGGCTCGCCTTCCTTCTTACGCGGATCAATCCACCCAATCGCCGTCGGCGTTTTCTTGACTTCGATCGTGCGCTTCTGACCACCGATGTAGATCGTGCGCTTCGGCTCGTACGACGCCGGGAGGCAAAGATGCTCCCAGCCGCCTTGCTGTAAAACGTAGCCCGTCGGGTCTTGCTCATGAAGACGCTGCATGATCAGCACCTGCCGATACTCCTCTGGGCTCACGCCGCGAGTGGACATGGCGCGAAGATAGTCCTCCGCCTGCTTTCGCATCGCGGCGGAGTGCGTGTCCTGAGCACGGAGAAGGTCGTCATGAATCGCGCGGTGAACGCGCTCGCCGGTGCCGAGGCCGCCGACGGACGACGCGATGCGCAACCCCGTCTTGTTGTTCTCGACACGGCTCTCGTTGTCCTTCGTGATGCGGAACCTCGTGCCCCAGCGACGTTGGTACCACGGCGAGGAAATCAGCGCACGCATCTTATTGTTGTCACGAACGGAGAGCTCACCGGAGTACGACCCAGTGATCCATCGTAGATGTGACTGATTACGTGGACCCCACTCCCAAGCCGGCCAGAAGACCGAGGTCTCGAGTGACTTCATATAGCCCGGCGGAACGTTGATCACGAGGTTTTGAATCTGCCCGGTACTCACGGCCTCGAGATGCTCGGCAATTGCATCAACGTGCCAGCCGTGGCGGTAGGCGGTGCTCGGCTCCAGCACGTGCCATGCCTGGCGGAGGAAGTGGGAGAGGCTGCGCTCGGCGAGCTCCGTCTGCACGTCCTCGAGCGTGACCTTGTCGAAGCCATAACTCTTGAGCGTGGCGAGGGCGGAGGTCATCGACGACGAGTCCTCAAAGATGTGTAGAGTTCAACGACGTCATCCATATCAGCTCCGCCTTTCAAAGCAACGGATCCATCAATGTATGATTTCTTCCAATCCTTTGTCCCAGTGTCTTCATCGGGTACCAGTCGACCATCAAAAACAGGAACACGAATCTTAAATATCGAAAAATGTGATCTTGAAACACCTAGTTGTTCAGAAGCGCGACTGACTTCGGCAACAGCTCTATTCAAAGATGACCAACCGTAAACCCCAATAACTCCGGACGTATAGCCTTGAAGATTGTTTGAGCCAATTCCCTCATTAGAAATCTTTCCAGAACTTAATATCGAAGCAATAGATTCTGTTTCAGTGACGTGAAACAGATCAATATACCCATCTCTCGGGATCTTCTTTGGGGTGCTTAAAAATCCACCGTCTCCGGAAGGAAGATCTGAGATTTTAATATGCCCTGGAACATCTTTGATATCAAGAAACCCAGACCCACCGCGATTCCCATGACTCTTCTCGTCGTGCGATCCATCTCCGTGCTTCAGCACAAGGCGGCTCTTCGAGATGGCGATTTGAAGAACGATGGAGCTCATCGTAACCACCACCAGCCACCAAGGAGTACAAATCCAATAACGAACTGACCGATCAGCATCCCCTCAACAACTTTGACAAACTCTGTTATAGAGCCTTCCTCTAAGACCATCAGGGATGTTCCAATGATCTTAATGGGGATGACAGCAAGCAACCCGGCGACCAGTGGATTCCACTTCTGAATGAAGAAGACGGCGATCATCAAGAGGAGCGTCAGCAGCAAGGAGATCATTGCAACGTCCTCTTCCCGTTCGGCGCCACGGCCCGGGCCACCGCGCGCTCCGTCGCCTTCTCCATCACCGTGGCGATGGCGGCGAGCTCGTCGGTGTCAAGACGTTGAAGTACGTTGCGGGCCTCCGCGAGACGGCGCTGGTCGTCGGGAGAAACAGGAGGCTGTGTCTCGGCGTTATTGCGACGATACTTCTCCGGCCAATGCGCATTGAGAAGGGTGATTAGCAGGATGTCTGAGTATTTTTTAACGGTGCCTCTGTATTCACCTTTGAAATAGACTTCTTCTTCATACCCCGTGGCACGACGCTTGGCTTCGTCCTCCAGACAGGTAACGCCTTCCTTGATGGCGAGATCCCACTCTTTCGAGAATTCGGCATCACGTTTCTTCAGGGCATAAAGAGAAACTTTGGAGAACCCGATTTCTTCGCAAGCCTTGGTCACGTTGGAATGGGTCCGCAGTTGCTCGAGAAATTGCTCTCTTTTTTGAGAGGTTAGTTGCTCCGCGAATCCCCCGTCTGCCCGATGGGGGGCCCGACTTCCGTGGACACCTCGAGTAGAGATTTCGAGATCTTTAGATTTCTTTTTCTTGATTTGTTTTGGAAACCGCTTCTGCTTCGCTGAATGGCGAAGAGAATGAGTGGAGGCGGCGCGTTTCTTCATGTTGACAAGTATACGCGCGAAAAATTAACAGAATTTCAGTTACGATTCAGTTACGATAACAAAAATGCGTAACCCTTGAAAATTAGGGTTAGTTACCCTTTTTATTCTTTTTACTCTTTTAACAAAGTGAAAGTATATAAATAGTATATTAGAATGCTCATATATACCCTGATATAAAGGGTTGGAGCCCTAAGTAACCAATAACCGTAACCGACGGATTCAACCTCTGCTAGACGCCCGTTTTAAGTTATAAATCAAACGGTTATACAAAAACCGGGTCTACAAAATAGTTACGCCTTAAACTACCGGCCACCCCTAAAACACCCTTGGCGAGGAATAATTTGAATGGCCGTCTCCACCCCGCATTTACTACGTCTGAGAGCTCTGTCAGACCTAGCTCGCAGTGGATTGAACCCCAAAGATTTCAAAAACCTTCGCATCGAGGTTCTCAATGAAACCCGAACACAAACACTCACAGATCACTTTAGTGTCGCCGCCTACCGAATCCCCTACTGGACTCTCGATGGAAAACCCACCCGATTCTTCCGACTGCGATTCTTGGACTTGCCCGTGCCAGCACGAACCGCGGGGCACCGTTGGAAAAAGCCGCCACGATATTGGCAGCCCTCAGGAACGCTTCCTAGCTTGTATCTACCACCGTTCTTGGACTGGCGAGCAGTTGCCGCTGATGAAGAAACTTCGCTTTATATAACGGAGGGGGAGAAGAAAGCCGCTCGAGCCTGTAAGGCAGGAATTCCCTGCATTGGCTTAGGTGGCGTCTGGTCTTGGCGAGCTGCGAAAAAAGGAATTTCTTTGATCGAAGATTTCAAGGCGTTCAATTGGAAAAACCGAACAGTGGTGGTGGTCTTCGATTCTGACGTTCACGAAAAGCAAGAAGTTCAACAAGCCCTTTTTGCGTTAGGAAAAGAACTGATTTCATTAGGGGCAACCCCATATACGGTTAAACTCCCTTCTGCGAACAACGAAAAAATAGGGTTAGATGACTATTTAGAATTCAAAGGTGAAAAATCTTTTCTCACACTCTCAAGAGAACAACTCTTAGGGGAACTCGGGGAACAACTTTGGGCAATGAACAATGAATTGGCCTATATCAAAGATTCCGAGGGAATTCTGAAGCTCGAAAGTAATAATTTTGTCACGAAGCAAACGTTGGTCAGCGTGACTTACGCCAACCGTCTTGTCGCGGTCGAATCAACAGACGGAATGAAACGTCTCAGTGTCGCCAATGAGTGGCTCCGTTGGCCGCATCGTCGCACGCATGATCGATTGACCTACAGCCCGGGGCAACCTCTCGTCACTGAGAAAAACGAATACAATCTGTGGACCGGTTGGGGTGTGGTACCTCAGAAAGGCGATATCACGCCGTGGGCGCAGTTGCTCGAATATATTTTCAAAGCCGCGCCGGAACACAAACGCTGGTTTCTACAATGGTTGGCTTACCCTCTACAAAATCCCGGCGCAAAGATGTACACTTCTGCTGTTCTCTTTTCACTCAGTGAAGGCGTTGGCAAGTCTTTGATCGGAATTACGATGGGAAAGATTTACGGGTCTAATTTCAGCGCCATCACCCAAAGCGATATTCATAAGAGTTTCAACGAGTGGAGTGTCAATAAACAATTTGTTCTCGGGGACGACGTCACGGGGTCTGATCGGCGGGCCGATGCCGATCTACTCAAGGTCATGGTCACTCGGGAAACGATGATCATTGATAAAAAGTACCAACCCACCTACACCGTCTCGGACTGTATTAACTATCTCTTCACCACCAATCAGCCCGATGCCTTTTTTCTAGGGCGCGCAGATCGGCGCTTCTTTATCTTTGAGATCAACGGGGACCCATTACCGGAGAAGTTTTACAAGCAATACGATACCTGGCTGTGGAAAGAGAACGGCGCTGCGGCGCTTTTTCACCACCTCTTAAACGGTATTGATTGTTCAGAATTCAACCCGAAAGCCCCTGCACCATTGACCGAAGCGAAGTCCAATATGATTGAGCTCAGTCGCAGTGAAATGGACAACTGGGCCATCGAACTTTATGACCACCCCGACAACATTTTGCAGATTGATGGGAAGCCAATCAAACGAGTCTTTTGGACGACGCAGGAGTTAATGGCGTTGTATGACCCTTTGAATCAGAAAAAGAGCAGCCTCATTGCGATGAGCAAAGCCTTGCGCCGTGCACGTTTTCACCCAGCACAAATTACAAAAGTGGTAGAGGGTTCAAATTCAGAAGTTACAAAGAAACTTTGGGCGATCCGTGACCGAGAACGTTGGAACCGGGCCGACCATTATGAACGTCGTGCGCAATACCAAAAAGAACGTCCCTTGACCACCGAAGAAAAGAAAGCAAAGTTCTGAACCCCTGAAAAATAAGGGGTTGGCGCCTTGAATAAAAAAGAACTTTATTCGGAGCTTCTAAAAATAAATAATACCTTTATGAAAAAAGGTTCAAAAAGAGACCCCCTCGCCGAAGCCGCGCGCCCCGTGTACCTGATCACGGCGTCGATCAATTACGCGCTCAACGAGTTACTGCGCGCGAAGAGTAAGCCGGCGCGAACTGAAGCGCTGAAGCGCTTGGAAGATGAGACGAAGTATCTGAAGATCAACGTAACGATGCTAAGAAAGGAGGCGGAGCGATGAGACCGTACAAAATTCCGAAGGCGGACATCTGGGTCGATTTGGACACGATACAAGAGATTCGAGAACCTCAGTTTGAAGACCACATGGGCTCGGGCGGGTATTACATCGTCCTCACTTGGCGGCACGCCTTTCAAGACAAGCCGAGAGAATTTTGGTTTCACCAACCTGCGAACTTCGAAAAGAACGTTGGGGCGGAGCCGCTTCGCGACGCTGAGGGCAACCCGTCGGAGTTGGCAATAATCCATAAACAGGTCTTCCAGCCATTCTTGAACGCGTGGATACAAGGCACGATTCACAATAAGACCGGAGATAAAAATGAATAGCGAGACCGAAGAAAGGAAGGTGCTGTCGTGGAAAAAGTGACCATAGTCATGAGTCTCAGAACCTGTGAGGGCGTGCGTTGTTCGAGCGACGAGGTACGCTATTTTGTAACGGAACGACCACTTTCGATTGCGACTTCCGAGGATTTCGTTTTGCCTGAACTAGAAGATTTTCAGGTACAAGAAAAGATAGTCCCAATCATCCACCTTTGCGAAGTCGGGCGACCGGACGTCCTCGTTGCGCTGACGGAGGAGGCCGAAAACTTGCTTGGCGTTCCGGTGCGGGCTTTGGTCCAACGGACGAAGGAGGCTGAGTTCCAAGCGGAAAGAGGGTTCCACGTCGAACGTAAGTATCGAACGTTGACCTACGTCGTGATGCGCATGGGTGTCTGGCAGCGCTTGAAGTTCTTGTTTGGTCTGTATGATCCCGTTTTTGATGCAAAGGAGGAACTGTAAGATGATCACCGGATTCCAATCGTCAAAGCTACGCGCCGCGAACGACTTGTACGAGGCTCGTGAGCGACTGATGAGCGCCAGCTCAGAACCTTGTTTGTCAGTGAAGGAGCGGCAGCAGCTGGATGACTTGGCTAATCAGGTTGACGAGTTATTTACGAGATTAGTCACCAACCGAAAGGAGGCCGAAGATGGCCAGTAACGCCAGCATCGGCAAGGCGATCGACGAGATCGCGAAGCTGCAGAAGCAGCGCGACGCGCTAGAGGCAAAGGTCACCGCGGCCGACAAGGCGATCACGGAGAAGAAGGACAAGCTCCTCGCGCGCATCCAGAAGTCTAAGCTCGACGGCGCGCGCGGCGCGCTGGGCGTGGCGTCCGTGGTCGCGGAGGACTTGCCGCAGATCGAAGATTTCGAAAAGCTGTGCAAGTTCGTGGCGAAGACGAAGGGGTGGGACCTGTTTCAGCGCCGCATGAGCAAGTCCGCGTGGCTCGAGCGGGTGGCGGAGGGGAAAACGGTTCCTGGCGTGACGACGTTCCATCGCGTGACGCTGCGAGTGACGGCAATCAAGGGAAGGAGGAAGTGATGGGTCCACCAACCGCTCCGCTTCGCGTCGGTATTCAGAAGATCATCCTCACGGATCTTGAACTCTCGCTTCGCATTCGGCGATCGCCGACCGAGACGCTGGTGATCGAGGTCAAAGAGGGCGAGGCCGTGGCGGTATTGGAAGTCGAGGAACCGGCGAAGGACGTTCCATTTCAAAAGAGGAAGAAGAAATGATACTGAAGAATGCGTTGTATCAAAGCGTGGTCGTTTCTGCGTTGGAAATTGGGTACGGAGAGGAGCCGATCAAGTACGAGGCGAGAGCATGAAGGTCATCAAGAAGGTCGGTCGCGGTATGGAGGTTCCACCTTATTACGGCGTCGTGGAGCGAGACTACACTTCGGACCAGACTATTTGCGCGCCAGTTCCGTTGAACTTGATCTTGGCGTGGGCTCGGTACGTTTGGAGTCGTCTGCGTTTTGGGCACGAGACGGTTCTTTGCGATTTTCACCTCGCCTACGCGCAGGGCTTCAAGAAGGGGAGATTCGAAGCGGCGACCGACGAAGAGTTGAAAGCCAGAATTCGAGAATTGGAAGGACAGATCATCATCGCGGGCTATGACGAGAACGGTTCCTTCGTCTGTCGGCAAGGTCTGCGAGACAGTTATCGAAAATGGAGGTTGTTAGAGGCAGAGGAGGTGAATCAACTCATCGTTCGTTGCCGAGCGTTTGAGTATCTTTCAAACACTCAGAGTCAGCGGATACGCGATTTGGAATTCAAGGTTGTAAACCCATGAACGGAATATTTTTGATCATCTTGATATTTGTCGCAGTTGCTGCCGCGGGGCTGATCGTTGCGTCGGCGCACAAGGACGACGATCGGTTGCGTGCGGAGTGCGTGGCGCGCGGCGGGACGTTCGTCGAGGCGCGGGAACCTTTGCACTTGTGCGTACAGGCCAAATGAGTCACCGCAGCAAGAAGGAGACGACGATCAGGCGCTGCAAGCTCTGCGGGCAGGCGTGGTTCGAACTCAAGGGCGTTCGTTCAAAGTGCCCATTCAAGGCGCGGCACCTCTTCCTTTTTGGAAAAGGCCGCAAGAAGTAGCTGTTCAACATCAACCCAAAGCAGGAGACAGAAGATGGCAAAAGACTTAGCAGTGAGCAAGCCGCGCGGCAAGGCGCTCGGCAAGGTCGGCGACTATCGCGCTGAGCTGGCGAAGTATGCCAAGGAAGACAGCGCGCGGTTGCCGTCTGGCGGCGGGAGTTACATCAGCATTCGTGGTAAGAACTTCTCGTTTCAGGGGGCGGTGCTCGAGGATCCGCTGAAGGTCGTGGCGATTGACTATGGCTTCGAGAATGCGCTGTACGAAGGCAAGTGGGATCCGGAGACCCCACAGCCACCGGTTTGTTTCGCCGTCGCGAAGACACTCGACGATCTCGCACCGCACGAGTCCAGCCCGAAGCCGCAGGCGGAGAGCTGCAGGGAATGCCCGCACAACCAGTTTGGGACGGCGGACACCGGTAAGGGTAAGGCCTGCAAGAACAGCATCCGGCTGGCGTTGCTCAGCACGGCGACGAAGAAGTTCGACGCCGGTTACGTGGAAAAGGCCGACCCGGCGCTGATGCGTCTTCCGCCGACGAGCACGAAGCACTTCCGTGGCTACCTTAAGAAGGTCACCGAGGGGTTACAGCTGCCGCTGTTCAGCATTGTCACGGCGCTGTCGTTCGACGAGGAGGCGACGACACCGGTGGTGATCCCGCAGTTCGAGGAGGAGATCTCCGACCGCAAGACGTTGACGGCGTTGATCGGGAAACGAGACGCCGTGCAAGATGCGCTGCTTCAGCCGTTCGACGTCAGTGGTTACAGCGAGCGCAAACCGAAGAAAGAGAAACGCGAGAAGCTGAAGCCGAAGATCGCCGCGGGCCGAAAGAGCAAGTTCTAAGAGGGTTTGCCGAACCCCCGCGTCCTACGCACCGGCTCGTCGACGCGATGAGCGTCGCTGGTTGCCGAGCCCCAAGCCGGAGTGGCGTAATCGCCAAGCAGCGTCGGATGGGTCGCGGGGCAGTAGGTCTAATGATCAAACAGGAGTATACAGATGGACATCGAGATTCTGAAACAGATTTTGGAGATGGCGAAGTCGACTGGGTACATGGGGATCGCTGTCTTAGCGATGTGGTTGGTCTATAAGACAACGACTATCGGACTGATTACCGTGGCGATCTACAAAGCACTCAAGCTCATGGTCAGTGCCGCGCAGTCGCGTACGTTAGCAGCTCGGTTAGCGGCAGAGATGGGGGTCAAGACTCCGTTGACCAGCGCGGAGGAGGCCAAGGTATTGGAGGCCGTGCGCAAGCACGTTGGGAAGAAATGACTTGCTCGGTGGATAAGATCATGGTGACCATCATGCTCGGAGTCATTACAAATATTCTCCTTGTAATAATTTTTTGGGGCGTCTTAGGGGGTTTGGTCAATCGAAAATTTTTTCGGGGGAATCTATCTGATTTCTTTAAAGACGTACGACAGCCGTGGTTCATGCCTTTTCCTGCGGTGATCCTTACCCCACTTCCGTTGCAGTGGGTTTACTTGACCTTGATTCGACGAGAAATCGTCGATTACGTCGTCACAAAAGGCAACCAGAAGTCTGCTGACTATGATTGATAGGCAACATAACGCAGAATTGAGGCGCGAGCCATGAAAGCAAAACGTAAGCCACGCTCCAACCGAGTCGCCCCCGGATGAGGTGTTATGCGTCAACTGCTTGGTAGAACTTTCGTATTGCGACATGGACCCTAATGGCGACTTCGGAAATGTTTGCGCCAAATGTAAGTCAGAGGAAGCGCATGATTTTGACGCAGAGCCGCGCGCAAAGTTTAGCAGATGCGGACGTAGGATTGACGTATAACGGCCCGCTTAACCGGCGCGGCTATTAGCCGCGTCCGACTCGAACACGAGGTTATACATGAACACCCCGGATCATATTCTTCGGACTCTCAGAAAGCGGCGCGGCCTTGAAGAAACCGACACAAGTATTGATGAGAGGTTGGACAAGATGGAGCCAATTGAAAAACTACGAGAATGTGTGGCGTGGGAACTTGGTGACGGGCATTGGGCTGATCGCGTGCTCTACCTTGCTAAACAGTGTGAAGCTATTGACTATGTATAACGCCGCCTTAACCGGCGAGCGAAAAGAGGAACTATGAGCAAAGCTGACGAAGCGAGTCCGGTTCAAGGTGATGTTAGGTGTCCGTTCTGTGGGGACGGAGATTTTGATTTGCTTGGACTCAAACTGCACATTGACCGCGGGTGGTGCCAAACATTCGAGGACTTGGACACAAGCGACAGATATTTGCACGGTCGGCTTACCAAGGCCAATTGGATGAAGCGGGATGACACCTAACGCCCCGCTTGAGGGGCGCGACTGAAAGGAGCGTCCCGCTCGAACGGTTGTTAGGCATTTAACTTTCAACAGATGATCAGAAGATGAAGATTATTGTGAACGGAAAAACAGAAGAACTACCGGATGGCGTACATGCCTTGGCCTACGAAAACATAGTGGCGATGGCAGGACACAACCCTGAAAGAGTTCTGACAGTGGTGTACTCAAAGAAAGTCCGTGACGGTTTTCAGGATGGTTCTGTTGCTCCAGGCGAAGCCGTCACAGCAGCCGAAGGAATGATTATTTCCGTAGCAGACACAAGTAATGCCTAACGCCGCCTTGAGCGGCTGGCCGGGGAAAGAACCAAAGGAGATTGAGAAATGACCAAACCCAAGAAAACAACCAAGCGCCGTAGAGGCCAGTCCGCCTCCAAGGCGATGTTAGAGCGCGCTGTTAGCTCGACCGTTGATATTAGCCGTGGAGATTTGACTGTGCTCG